TGGAGGTGACCAATGGGTCGTCAGCTGGCGCGATTTCAACCAGTTCGTTTACCAAGGTAGAGGTCGATGACTACGCGACCACAGACACGCATAAGTTTCTGTTTTTCATCACCAGGGTCAACGGATCTAGCTTACTGACTGTGAAGGCGCTTCAGTAATGTTGCTCCCAATCATTCAGGGCGGTCACTCAGTTGTCAGCGGCATCACGCTCGACATAACCAGTAACACGTCCAACGTAAATATTCTCACGTTAGCGACCGCCGCTGGATACGACGCGAGCGCAGACACGACTGCGATTATTTTAAATATCGCATCGGGTGTAGCAATTACCGCGTCAGGTGGGCCAGCAATCAGAACTGGAGCGCTTAATGCAGCTAGCGATCTCACGATAAATATTGCGTCATCGGCAACAGTCTGCGGACAAGACGGCGCTCAAGGCGCAAACGGTAGCAGTGCGGGTCAAGCGGGTAGCGCGGGAGGAAACGGCACAGACGGCATATTGTTCGAAATCACGTCAGGAACAGGCACTTACGCAGTTAACAACAATGGCACCCATGTAGGGGGTGGATCAGGCGGCGGCGGCGGGTTTGGAAAAGGTGGAAGCGCCGGAACGCGCTATGAACGAATAAACGACGGCAAAGGCGGTTTTTGCAGCCCTTCGTCGCAAATTTCTGGGTCAGCGGGGTCAGACGGGTCAGCGGGATCGTCCGGCGCTTCTTGCCGCGCAGAAAACGGAACCGCCGGGACTAGTGGGTCAAGCGGTACTGTCCCCGCTTTTAACAACTGTGGAATCGCCGTGAATGCCGGATCAGGGGGCGCTGGCGGAGCAGCGGGAACAGCCGGAAAGGCGGTCGAAAAGGGCGGTCTGACTGTATCCATATCAGGAAGTGGTACTTATTACGGAGCAACCAGCTAATGGCAAAAATTCTTATACCTTTTAGCGGTGGAATAAATTCTCTTTATGGCCTTTATCGATGGCTCAATGAAACTCAGGACGAAGTTGTGGCAGTTTACGCAGAAGAAGGCTGGCAGAACACCCATGATCCCTCGCGAATTGTCCGCGAAAAAAATGCAGCGATTAGCATGGCTGATTGGCTCACGGAAAATGTGCGAGATTTTACGTTTGAGCAAATCGAATGGTCGATGCCTTATAAAGAAGACCGTCAACCAATTCGACCGGGCTTTACCAATACATGGAATGTAGGGATCGTTGAGCCGCGATACCGTGGTACGGCAGAGTTAATTGCTGAACATCAACCGGATGGCGTGGTCTGGGGTATGAGCCTCGAAAACACGTCGCATGATTGCGGTTACAATGCGTTACGATCCCACATTGAAGTAGATGGTGTTAATCTTTTTTTGGCTGGATCAGCAAACTTATTTGAGCCAGTTCAAAAAGGTGAAGAATTTGATTGGGAGTCCGTAAGTGCAAACTTAATTGGTCGTTACCAGCAACTTGAAGCAATACCCGCAGACCTTGCGGCTTTAATCCCAATGCAATGCGATTGTAATCGCTCTGAAGAAAAGAAAATTTTTTGTTTGCCTTGCAGTTGGCAAAAATGTCGGGAAAAGTTGTCAAACATGACAGGCGCAGAGTTTGACACAATGTTTGCGCTCTACGGATCTTACGGTAAATGGCGTAATGAGGCAGATCAAGCAACCTATGAATATAGAGGTTTTCCACCCAAAAAGTTTGCCGAAATCCTCGAAATAGATGTGGATTGGGAAGGATGATTGGTCGCGCAATCGTTCTAACTATTTTAGTCGTCTTTGTGACGGCTTTTTTTACGCGTCCTCCACAAGCTCAGACCCCAATGTACTGTTTCAATGATTTTGAGACAGCGGAAAAAAAGGCGGCGGAACACGACGAAAAATTTCGTTACTCAGGCACCAATCTGTTGGGCATCGAAATGTTTTTCTTCATAGGTAAAAAAACTTGGACAATTTTTATTAAATCTGAAGGCGGTTTTTTCTGTACTTCCCCAGCGTTGATTGGCGTCAAAAAACCTAAAGGTATTTCCGCATGACTGACGAAACAAAACTCATCTTGGATTTGTCCGCAGTCACAGCCGCTGGTGGCGCAGTGCTTTCCGTCCTTCCTGACATTGCGGCGATTTTTACAATTGTTTGGTTAGGTCTTCGAATTTGGGAATCTGAGACCGTAAAAAGGTTCACAGGTCGTGGAGTTTGATCCCCGACTTTTAATAAGTCTTGGCACGACCCTTTGTACCCTGGCCGCTGCCTTTGGTGTAATTCGGTGGGAAGTCAGAAATCTCAATAAAATTATTAACGACATAGAGGACCGCATCCGGGGTCTTGATAAGACTACCGATAGACAAGAGGTGCAGTTGAGTAATCACGCTCAATCTCTAAGCACTTACGGTGACATGCTATCGCCAAAGGAAAGAGAAAACCGGGCGATGATTATGGCTGATGTCCAAGCGCGTTTAAATGCCACCGAGGCAGAGGTTCAGCGGTTACGGTCGCTCCATAACGGAAGGCACCCAGAGGTAAATAAATGATTTCTCTAATTGCTGGATTAGCAAAGCCGTTACTTAGTGGCGCAATGGATTACTTCAAAACCGGGCAAGAAATAAAAGCAGCGGAAAAAGAAAATCGTGCAAGATTGTTGCGCGACACGGAGACTAATAATCACGAATGGGAGATGGCGCAGCTTACTGACAAAGATAAATGGTTACGCCGCATTTCGTTCAGTATGTTTTCTGCTCCATTTCTTTGGGCGCTTTTCGATCCCGCTGGGGTTGAGGTTTATTTCAATGTCGCGCTGACGAGTATGCCGGAATGGTATGTCAAAATTTACGCCAGCATGGTTGGGGGAGTTTGGGGTGTGTCAGCCCTAAAGAACACCGCTCCCGCGCTCGTAAATGGAGTTGCTAAAGCATTGAGAAAATGACTTTCGACAACCAGCTGCGCGAACTACTTGAACAAGACGAAGGTTGTGTTCGGTCGATTTACCTATGCAGTATGCAAGTGCCAACATATGGCATTGGACATGCTATTACACCAGACGACCTAGAATATGGACAGCCTGTTGGAACAGCTGTTGCTGAGTCTCGAATCCAATCTGCATTTGAACAGGATATAAAGACTTGTCTCACTGATGCGAGATTATTGGTGCCGTCATTCGATGATCTGCCAGATCCGGCGCGGATTACTGTAGCAAGTTTATCATTTCAATTGGGTGGTCCTAGATATTCAAAGTTTAAAAAACACCTAGCTGCCTTGAACAAAAATCCACCGGATTGGTTAGAAGCAGCGAACGAACTCAGGAACTCTAGACTTTATCAGCAAACGCCTGCTCGCACCGAAAGACACGCAAAAAGATTAGAGGGACTACAATGGTTTTAGAAATAAAACGCGGTAGGGCGCTTTCTGATCAAGATTGTCGTGACGTTCTCCAACTCGCTGCCAAGCATAAAACTATAACGGCAGCTGCAAACGAAGCTGGTATGCTTCGAAGCACATTTGAGGGACGCCTAGCAACCGCTCGACAACGATTTCCTGATGTAGAGAACCAGGCACCGGCTGGGACGGATGAGATATCGTTGCCTGAGTTTCCAGATGAAGACATTACCCCGGATGAAATACTTGATCACCTGTCAAAGCGTTGGGAAAAGAAGCAAGAACACAACGCCGCGAAAAAGTGGTTTGACATCAAAATACGCTCTGACGATCCGTTCGGTTTGGTGGTAGTTGGTGACCCACACATTGGAACGCACTGTAACATTCCGTTGTTGAGACGCGATGTAAAAATCATGTCGGAAACGCCCGGTATCGGTGCCGTCAACATTGGCGATACAACGAACAACTGGGGTGGCCGACTTATCGGTCTCTACGCCGAAGAAGACATCTCCAAGCAAACAGAAAGAAAACTAGCCCAATGGTTTCTAAAAGAAGCTGGAATACCGTGGCTTGTTTGGCTGCACGGAAACCACGACACAATGCATTCGGAGTTTTCGACGTATTTGAAAGCTGTCAATGTTAAACAAGTACCCATGTTAGATTGGGCCGCGCAGTTCCGATTGGTTTTTCCGTCAGCGGTTATCCGAGTTGATGCTTCCCATAATCACAAGGGAACGTCGATCTATAATCCATTGCATGGTCAAAAGCGCGCTTCCCTATGGGGTGAAGATGCCGACATATTTGTTTCTGGGCATCATCATACGTGGGCGTTAACGCAAGAAGAAAACGCCTCTGGCAAGGTAATTAACCTAGCGAGAGCCAGGGGCTACAAATGGCATGATGACTTTGGACACAGACATGGTTTCGTAGAAGAGAATTACGGATCAAGCATTATGTTTGTTATCGAGCCAAAAGCCCCCCCCAACGTCAGGGTCAAACCTTTTGGCGATCTAAAAGAGGGCGCAGAGTTTTTGACTTGGAAAAGGAACAACTCGTAAACGCAAAGCAAATGTATGGGACTTTGTATGGGACTTTTGTTCTCAATATGTCCTAAAATTGTTTAAAAATGACACTTTTCATTTGACGACTACCGCTATAAAGGGCAGAAAACTGCGGTCGGAGCGTGGCGCAGTTTGGTAGCGCACTTGACTGGGGGTCATCTAAGCCCCAAGGCTTTTATTAAATTATAACAACTACTTAACGGTTTTAAGCCTAGGATGTTTGGGACTTTGTATGGGACTTTCGCTCAAAAATTGCATTATTTGGTGTTTTTTCTGAACATCGTGTTTGCTGTACCGCATTGTTGAGCGGATATCTTTATGGCCCAGAAATTCTTGCGCTGCTTTTAAATCACCGAGCTTCTGAAGGATACGCACACCAACCGTGTGTCGAAGATCATGTATACGAAAATCTTCTGATATACCGGCACGTTGACATGCGTTTTTAAACGCCCTGCGGAGCGACGAGATAGGCTTTCCTGGGTTTCGGTTACAGTAACTGCACTCACATGGTGCGCCGTATGTAAACACCCTTCCACGCTCTTTAACGCCTTGTTGAACTAACAGCCAATACAAGTCGTCATCAATCGGCAATATGTGCTCACGCCCTTTGGGCAGGGTTTTGTCCTTAACCATGAATTTAATGTAACCGCGTGGCGCATCTGGCTCGTTTGATCTTTCAAATTGAATTTGCGACCAATCAAGCGTCAGTGCGTTGTTTTCTCTTACGCCGGTTTTGATCATAAAAATAACAAGCGGCAGAGCGTGTGGAATCATTTCATCGATTAACGCCTTCTCTTGCTCAACAGTTAGAGCGCGACTTGGCGGGTCCGGCTCCCGTAACAGATGTAACCCCCAA